AAGATTACGAGTGGTGGGATCAAGATACATTAATACCTTCAGTTATTACCAAATATACTATAAAAGAATGTTCTAGTTTGAAAGACATGAAGTAAAAAATATAAATAATATAAAAAAATTGAAATTATTTTATATACAGTAATCCTCTTAGTCGTAAGAATCCTTGGTAAAGAGCATCAGTCACAAATGTGCAAGGTGCTGTTTCCAATTGTACTGGTGTTTGGCGTAATGCTTGTTGGCGTGGCTATCTACGGCACCTTTTTGCCAAGCGATACCTGCAACGCGTGGTGTAAGGGCCTGACATGGGCGGGCTTTTTGGTAATGACCTGGACTACCCTGTATTTCAGCTTCAGTGCCTCTCCTCGCGAGAATATTGTCCCTTGTTGCGACGGAAGGGCAGCGCCTGATTGCGACGGATCAGGTCCAAGGACTGGTCACCCTTACACTGCTGGCGAGATTGTTGATGTGCTGTGCTTGCCATGCACTGTCATCAAGGCTTTCTTCTGCTGGCCCTGCTGGGTGTATGAGTGCCAGAAGAAGAAGTGGGCCAAAGCTGACGAATTGGCCAACACGGCCGAGAAGCTGGCTGCTGCTGAGAAGCGGATTGCTGAACTGACTGCGGTAAGACCAGCATGGGAAAATATGGCGACTGCTCCGTCTGCCCCACCAGGTCACGGTTCTACCATCGGAGACCCAAAGGTAGCGGTCTAAAAAATAAGCCTCTCACCAAGATTAGATTCTAATTGTATATTTATATAATTAAAATCTTGCTTCCGTTTTACCTCTAGCCTCAGTCCTTCCTCTAGCTTCTGTTTTACCTCTAGCTTCTGTTTTATCTCTAGCTTCTGTTTTACCTTTCACGTCAGTTTTTGGTTTTACTTCAGTTTTAACCTTAACTTCTTTACCTGTCACAAATTTTACATATTTTATGCCTAATTTTTCTATTAATAAATAAACACAATCAATGTATGTACTTTTATTAATTTTAATTCTTTTATTGTTTTTAAAACATTCTCCGTCAAAGAAAATGCCATCCATATCGGTTATTTCGCATATATAGCAATCTTTTTCTAATTCCTTAAGACTATCTTTAGATAATTCGTAAATTGTTTTGCTTGCTTTGTCATATTTTAGATTAGCTAATTTAAAGATATGAAGCATGGATTCAATTTCATCATTAAATAATTTTATATTTTTAGCACTAATGGTTTTTGTCATTTCAATTTCTGATGTATAATATAATTTTTTAGTTTTTACATCACTTATATTTTGAATATGATCTTTTAAAAAGATATAAACATCCTCTAATTTTTTCAAAACATAAAAATTTTTAATATAGACTTGATTTAATTGTTCTCTTCTTTTTATCAAAAAATCAAGATTAAGATAATCTAATGGAAACTTACCATTAATAATAGCATTTTTATATTCTTTTAAATTATTTCTAACAATATGTTTAGCATTTTCTAGTAAATCTATATCAATTATAAATTTATAATTAGTTGGTAAATCAACATGTATTTTTTGAACACCATTATTTATTACAGAAGTTGTTAAACCAATTAAGAGTGTAATGTCAGTAGCAGATGATAATAATTTATTTAATTTAGATTGTAATTCTCTAGCCCATTCAGTATTAATATTATTTGCTAAATCTTTTGATTTATTTTTATCTAATTTAATTTTTTCGTATTGTTCAAATAGCTTACTTAATTTATCAGTATTACTTATGGTTTGAGTAATTTCATCTATATCAATAATTAGATAGCTGGGATGATTCTTTTTAATATTAGTTTTAAAATTTTCTTTATATTCATTATTTAATCCGACTATATGAATTATTTCTTTCATAATATACAAAAAGAAAGAAAGAAAAAAAATTATAATGTATTATATGAATCAAATTTGTATAAATAAAGTTTGTTTTGAATTTTCAATATATCATTTCATTTATTTAATCATATTAATTATACTCGGAAATTATATTCTAGATTTTTTTAGAACACCTAAAGAAAAATTAAAAGAAGATTTATATAATATAAATTATGATCTGCCAGATGTTGGAGTGTATCCAGGACAATACTTATCAAGAAGCACGGTACAAACTAGATCAAATAAAGATATAGATGAAATGAATAAAGATTACGATAAATATAACTTTTTAAAACCTAAATTAACATATAAGAATCCATTAGAAACTGAATCTATAGAACCTGAATCTATAGCTTCTGAATCTATAGCTCCTGAATCTAATACTGAATACTCGCCTTTAGCTATAACAGAAACTGAATCAATAAAAAAATCTAAATCAGAACAAAAATCTAAACCAAAACAAAAATCTAAACAAAAAACATTAAAGAAGACAACTTATAAATCAGAACAATTAGAACCAATTAAAAAACAATCGGAACAATCTTTTAATGAATCAACTCGGTTACTTCCATTAGCTCCTGGTCAAGGTATATCAAATACAAATTATTCAAATCATGGAGCAACTAGATTAAATCCACAAATAGAAATGGTTCAATTACCAAATGGAGGTTTAACTGATTATGAATTAATCCGTCGTCGTGATTTAGGAGTAATGGCTGATCCCTTAGCACCACCAGAAAAGAGAACAGAAAGACCTCAAATAGATATGACATTACCATTATTAAGAAATAAGTATATCGGCTTACCTACTAGAGGAAGTTATGATACATATCAACAAACTGGCTATTTAGTAGATGATACTAATTCAAATAATATATTAAAATTATTTGGAAGACAAAAATATCCAGGATCTACACAATATGAATACTACGCAATGAAATCAACCGCAGCAGATCAATATAAGATACCGTTATATGATATAAAGAAACAATTGTTTGACAATGATTCTGTGACATTGGTTAAATTATTTCCAGGAACATATAAATATGTAGAATTCAAGCAAGAAGAATTAATATAATTATAATTTTTTTATTAAAATATAATAATAATAGAATGAATTATTATTATAAAAATGAAAATAATGATAATATAATATATAAACCAATTAAGATAGATTTTCCAGCATTTATAGAAGATACTGAATATAATACTCCGTATCAATATGATACAAATGTATCATCATCTCGTATTGGTTTATTAATATATGGTTCATTATGTAAATATCGTGGAATATTGGAGAATCATTTAGATAGAGAGTTTAAACAAGGTCCTGAATTAAAGATAAATATATCTGGATTTAATAGATTTAATAATAATTTAACGAGAGTAATAGATTATGAAAATAAAGATGCTCAATTAATAAGAACAACAATTTGTAGATTTAAAAAGACAATTGGAGTCGAACAAGCAAAAAGATATATTGTATTAAGAGAAGGTAATATAAATTACTTAGTACATTATGGAAAAAAGAATGACATATTGATTAATTTTCCAGAACATCTAAATAAATATAAAAAAGAAATAAAAAGTAAGCTTAGAGAGTATGCTTTAAAATTAAATTTAGATTATGTCTTTTTTCAAGCATATCCGGCACAAATTAAAGATATTAGATTATATCTAAAAGATAGTCCAGATATTATAAAAAATACAAAAAAATATATAAAAAAATGTGATCAATTAACATTATTAAATATAGAAAGAGAAATAATAAATATTAATAATTAAATTATGTTTCAACTTCTTTAAGAATATAATATTTGGTGATATTATTATTATCTTTAGTAGAATAAAAATATTTGAAACCTCTTCCTGCTAAAAATCTTAGAGTGATTGCTAAAAGAATATCAATATTAAGTTTATTGTCTATTTTTATTTTTGAATTAGTGAATATATTATTAATAATTTTGAAATTTTCGTCATAATTATCAAGACCATAAAAAAATAATTCTCTTATATTATAAGTTTTATTTTTTACTTCATTATTAAGCCATCCCCATTCCCAAATATTAGTAGAATTATCAAATCTTCCAACAATGTTATAAATAAATGAAATATTGTTAATGATAATAATAGATGGATCTAAATCAGTAGTAGAGTCCATAAATTTAACTGATGTTATTTTTTTTAAATTTGTATCAAATTGATATCTATAAAAATCATACATAATTATACTTTGTTTAATTTTATCCATATAATATATAATGATATATTATATAAATTTTTATCGAATTATTTGTATTGAATTATTTCCTATCTCTAATTATATTTACATTATTGCTAATATTGGTTGGTAGAGTAGATGTTTTCTTTTTTGCTAGAATAGCTTGAATACTTAAAATTGTAGATGGTTGATATTCTTTTTTTTTAATAGTTGATATAATTTCGTATATTGGTGGAAATCCTCCGAGACTAAATTTTGAATCCATTATAATATTAGTTATATAATTACTTATAAAAAATTACTCTAAAATTACTTATTAAATTTTTCATAGCAAATTCAAATTTAATATTTATATTATTTTTATTTTCCTTATATTTATTTACTAATTTTTCATCACCAATTTTATATTTTGTATTAAATATAATACCATTGTCATATATACCAATAATATTTTCAAATTCGTCATAGATAACAATTGGAATACTAGATTCATCTGATTTAAGAATATTACTTATAATATGAAGTTCTACCATATATTCATCAAATATTTCTGAATTTTTAATTATTGAATCTTTATAACTAGATATTTCTTTTTTAATATTAATATCAAAAGATTTAAAAATAGCAACTATATCATATCTACGGCTATCATTTCGAAGATAATCAATTAATAATGATTTGATATAATTAGATATATCTGTTTGTAAATTGCTATAATGTCCTAAATTTCTAACTTCGATATCAAGTAATTTATTTTCAATCCAATAATAAGCATTTGAAATAGATCTATAAATACCGTCACTATAATTAATTAATTGAATTATTTTATCTTTATATTCTTCAGCAGGATATTCAATTATATTATCTTCTAATTTTTTAAATCTTTTCTTACCAATAATTGGAACATTGTCAGATCCATAAATATTTGATAATATTTTATCAACATTTACACTATTACTTTTAATAATTTTTTGTTTAGGTCTATTTGTAAAATTATGATAATCATTAACATCATTGATTTGATATTTATCTTTATTAATTAATTCAAAGAATTTATATTCATTACTTAAAATTTCATCAACCAATTTATTAACATAAATTATAATATAATTTTTAGTTAATCCCATATGACATTCATTGTTTTTCCATATACACAATTTACTCGCATTACATTTTTTATCATCATTATTTAAATTACATGTTTCTATAATATTTTTTGATACATAATCACGTAAATCCGGAATTTTTTTAATAACAGTTACTAAATCACCACCAATCATTCCATTTTTATTACCCCCTAAAAATATATTTGGTCCCATCATTGCTCCGCCATTCATATCATTTTTATCTTTATCTGAATCATAATAGGTATTATCATAAATATTATCATCTTCTTTAACATTATTTAATGTTTCTTTAATATTTTCTTCTTTAATGTCTTCATCGTCATCCTTAATATTTTTTAATTTATTTAGGATTTTAACAAGATCTTTATTAACTATTTTAAAGATGTATTTCTTCAGAGCGAAATTTTTATCGTCATAATTTTTTTTAGAATAATATAAATCATTTAATTTTGATATTATTTCATCATCTTGAATTATAAAATTACTTAATTCTAATTTAAATTGTTTGTATCCGTCATTTTCATAAGTTTTAATATTAACATCAATAATACCTTTTTTATCGTCACTTAAAGTTATATCTTCTTTTAAGATTTTATCAATTTTATCGTAACTGCTTCTATTTTCATAACCAAATTCTTTTAGTCCTAATCTTTTACTTAATTTCTGAATATCTTCTTTAGTCATCTTTATTTCAGTTATAGGTAAATTAATCAATCTGCTATACATTAATCCATCAATATTATAATTATTATCTAATTTTTCATTACCATATAAACCAGATGGATAAATTTTAAGTATATCATAAATTTCATTAATAGTTTTATCTATATCAGTTACAAATTTAGTTATATTATCATCATATGTAATATTAAGTTCATATACAGATCCACTATTACTACAAGGTATTAAGATATTATTTTTTGAAATTAAATATTTACATCTAAATTTAGCATCAATAATTTGTCCAATAATTTTATCTTTATTATTATTATATATTGATTTTGCGGTTAAACTTAAATCTTTATCAATTAAATTTACGCAATTTTGATATGAATATTCAATAATATTTTTAATTGCTGAACTAGAAGGATTAAAAATTTTTTGAATTACAATAGTTGTATCCTTATTAGATTTTTTAAGAAAGAAAATTGGAAAATATTGATTAGCATCTTTAATTAGTATGATTGAGTCTCTTTCATTTAAAAATATATTATTTTCAATATTAGAACAAACTAATACGTAATCATCTTTTTCTATTTTTTTTTCATCTTTAATTATAAATTTTTCTTGTCTTTGAAAGATAAATATATTCAATCCATTTTTTGTTAAAATGCCTTTTGTTGATATTAAATCTGATAATAACTCATAATCAAGTGAATTATTATTTTTAATAAATGATATATATTCTTGACAAGAATTAAATTGGTTTCGAATATCACCATTATTTAAACTAGTTATTAAAGATAATTTTTTATCTTTTTCAAGAAAACTTACTAATTTATTTTTTAATTCATCTGCTGAAATATCCAAACAAGCAGCGATTGATGAAATAAATGGTATCTCTTGTTTAATGCCATGTTTAAAGAAATATCCAGTTTCTGAGAGAACAAGATAATTATTTTTGATAGTCTTTATATTTTTATTAATGACATTAAAAAAGATATCTAAATACTTTGGTAAGAATGAATATCTATTTTCTTGTAATTTATTAGTATCTTGTAATATATAAACTTTATCGGTTACGACAGTTTCTTTTTCAACAATATCAGTTCCACTAGTTCCATACCCAATACATTTTTGATTAAATAATTTTTTAGCTTTATTATTACTTTCAAAAGGATCTTTAATAAAACAACAAGGCATACATAATCCACTTGGATTATTACTTCTAGTTAAAAATCCAACATACATGAATTTACCGTTTGTTGATGGATCACATGTAATATATAAATCATCTTGATTTTTTGAATCTGATACTTTAGCAGCTCTTAATATAATTTCTTTATTTTTTCCACTAATTTTAATTATTACTTTTTTTTCATAAACATTTGTAGTTGAATTTAATTTATAACCATATTTAATTAATTCATTAAGAGTTTTTGTAGTATTAAATTGAGGTCTTCTTTTAATTTTCGCACTATTTTGACATGATCGAGTCCATTGATTTTGACCTTTTTCTGGTTTAAATCCTAATCTTTCTTTATCTAATTTAGTAATCTCTTTAACCTTATTTAATGATCTATCTTCAACATTAACAATTTCTTCTACTTTATTTCTTCTTTTAGCAATATTATTAAGACCTTTTAAGATATCTAATAAATATTTCTTTTCTGGATTTTTATTAATATAAATATCTTCATATAGATATAACATAATAGATGTAAATTCACATATATTTTCTAATTGTACTCTATTACGAGATCCAGAAATTCTTAATTTATAATTATCTTTGGATTTGCCCTGAATATTAACATCTATACCAGGAGCTTTATATCTAGGTATATTTTCAAACTTTCTTAAAACTCTTCCGGCCTTTTTAAGATATGGAAACTTATCTCTAATTTCTTTTATTTTAAGTTCTGTATTTTTTTCAGTTAAATTAAATGAGTTACTAATTTCGCGAATCATTTTCTTTTCATCAAATTCAAAATTTCTTAAGAAATATAAGATTCTTTTTTCTAAACTTCTATCACTTTCATAATTACTTACTCTTTTATACCTTAAATATGTTCCATATTTTCCTAAATTACTATCAGACTCAATCTTATCTTTTCCTTGTCTCTTTCTTGGATCAATTACTACAGCAACATATGGATAAAATAATCTTGAAAAATCACCTAATGTATTATGATTTATTATACCTGTAGTTTCAATTTGTTGAATAGTATTAATAAAAGCAAATTTAAAGTCTTTATCTTCTGGAACATATAATTGTAGTCTTGTATTTTCGTCATTAATTTTTTTAATAATATTGCGAACAAATTGATATGTATTTTTAATATCGTCAAAAGATGCTACATCTTCTTCTTTAAATTGAATTTTATATTCAACTCGACCATTTTCATTTAAACTTACAGAAATATATTTATTAGAGGATGATTCTTTTAGATTAACCTTAATTTTAAAACTTATACCATAAGGATTTGTTTCAAACCATTTACTTAAAATAGCATTTTTATCTTGTTCTGGATTATCAGAATTAAATTTATAAACCAATGTTCCATCTGTTTGTTGATATTGAATAAATGGATAAATATCATTTACTAAAAAATTATCAAATATACGAAATAAGTCAATTTTAATGTCAGATTTTTTAATATTAATATTATCAATATTAATTGTTTTATTATTATATTTTGTCATAAATAAATTGATATGAGTGACAACTTGAGTTATATGATTTGTTTTTAGATATTTTTTATATAATTCAGGTTTCTTTTTAATTTCTTCAATTATACGTGTAATAGAATTTTCTAATTTATTATCATTACTAATATTATTATAAGTTTTTGTAATCAGTTCTGATTCTTCTTTTTTATTATCATTTAAATAATCAATGATATTTTTAAATTCATCTGAAGAAATACTTAAAAAATAAATTTTTACAAATACATCATATACATTTTTTAGACTTTCATTATTTGCTGTATAATTTTTACCTAATTCATTATAAATATCTGTCATATAAATTTCATTATTAGTATAATAATCGTTATAATCATCTAAAATATTATATTGATCATTTTCAACTCTAATATTAGAACCATATTTTTTTATATTATCTCTTAATAATCTTAAATTATTTCTAAGGGATTCATAAATTTTTATATTATTATCTGGTTTGGCATCTATTAATAATAATTCATTTCTTCTAATCCATTTTTGCCCTAACATCATTTCTTCATACTTTACTAAAACTCTATTTTCAAGTAATTCATTATAATAATATTCAGACCATAAATAAATTCTAGATGGTGTTAATAATTCTGAATTCTTATCAAAAATTTTATTTTTTTTAATAGAGCAAACAATTTTATTTTTAATATTTTTAATTGTGTCATTTTTGTAAATATAATTATTAAAAACATATTGCTTATTAAATACATTTTTTAACGATTCATCATAATTTAAATTATCACGTGAATTATCAAAAGGAACCAATTCATTTAATTTTTCAATCTTATCATAATCTTTATCTTTCTCTAAAATTTCATCAATCATATTACGAGTATTTTTAGAATCTTTTTCATTTTCTATAACTAAATCTAGATCATTTTCAGTTGAATATAAATTTTCTAATTCTTCAAGTGATAATTCTTCAGTAATATGTTCAGAATCAGCACTAGATTCTTCAGCAGATTCATCTCCCGATACTTCACCAGTTTCTTTATTATTTTTTGTCATTTCAGATATTATCTCATCTGAATTACTATCATTATCAGATTCATCTGAATCATCTAAATTAATTTGTCTTTTTACAGATTTTTTAGGAGATAAACTTCTTCCTCTTCTTGATGATTTGCGAGAAGATAAACTTCTTTTTTTTGATAATTTACGAGGTGATAAACTTTTACCTCTTGACATTTTTAAAAAACTTTTATAAGATTGCTCTAAATATTTTGTCATTTTTTTTTCATTATCAATTATATTTATATTTTCAGCAGCACCACCAAATTTTAAATTACTATTAGTTCTATAATCAACACGATCTTCTTCTTTAATACTTTTTGAAAATTTATTGAATTTATCTCTTCTTATAACTGAAGCATAATTAAATGATGTTTTACCACTTATTTTATATTCCTTAACATGTGTATTATACCAATCTTGTCCCAATTTTTCAATAACCTCATCCATCTTTTGTTTAGATTTTCTTATGTTTTCAAATGTAAAATCAATATGATGATATATAAAAAAGAAAGAATACCATTTTGTGCCGTATTTCTTTTCTAATTCTTGAATTTCTTTTTCATTTAAATTAATAATAGTATCAAATAAATTTAAATCTTTAATCTTTTTAATGATTTTTTGAATACTGCTATCAACTAAATTTCCTAAAAATATATAAATATGATATTGACTTTTATGATTATTATTTTTAACCTTGTATATTATTTTAATAGGATCTTCCATTAATATAATATATAATATATTTTTTTATTTAAAAATTTTATCCTAATATATTTGTAGTTAAAGTCATACCACAATATTCAACTGGATTTATTGAGTAATCACGATAAGTATAGATTCCTAGTTTAACTGCTTCTTTTAATAAAAATAAATTAATCTGGGCAAATAATTTTGTATGTCCTGTTTCAGGACATCCAATATGACCTATTTCATGAATCGCTACATACATTAATTCATTTAGATCATGAATTTTATCATTTTTTTTTGATCTTAAACAAAATACTAATTCTTCTCCTTTATTAACACTATATGATGTTAAATTATTTCCTCCTTCATTTTCTCTAACTTTAACATCATCTATTTTATAATATATAGTTTCAACAAAAGGTTTAAATTCTAATAATTTACGATCATTGGTATTTTCTGATTGTTTTTTTAAGGTAGTAATTAAAAATTTTAAATTTTTCATTAGTTTTGCTAATAAATCGGCAGATATTTCTTTATCATTTAAGTCTCTAACTAGATATTTATTTTTGTCAAAAGCCTCAACTAAACTCATTTTTTCAATTACACGATTATCCTGTTTACAATAAATAGTTAAGATTAGAACAATTATACAAATAATTAATAAATATTTATCCATAAAATAATTTATATTTAATTTATTTCTATTATAATTTATATAATATAATGGGAAATAATCAATCTAATTCTATTAATGCAGAAATTATTAAAAATTTAGAAAGTGAGTCTGAAACAAGTGTTAAATCTTCTGAAAAGAATGTTGTTGCTAATAAAGCTGAAGAAACTGAAGAAAAAGAAGGAAAAAAATATGTAGATACTGAAACAGCAGTTGCTCCAACAGCAGAAAAAGCAGAAAAAGCAGAAAAAGCAGAAAAAGCAGAAAAAGCAGAAAAAGCAGAAAAAGCAGAAAAAGCAGAAAAAAAGAAGCCTTTATCAAAAAATCAAGAAACATCAAATTATATATTAAATTTATTCGGCGTTGAACCTGAGGAGCCTAAAAAAAAGTCAAAATCTAAAGGAGGTGATCCTACATCAACTACATCTGATCAATCAGTTGATCCTAAGGCTGCTAAAAAAGCAGTCGAGGCTGTTGGCGAAACAACCTCTGCTCAATCAGTTGATCTTAAGGCAGCTAAAGAAGCAGGCGAGGCTGTTGGCGAATCAACATCTGCTCGATCTGTCGATCCTAAAGCAGTAGCAAAAGCACTTGCGGTAGTTGGTGAATCAACATCTGATCATTCAGTAGTTCCTACTACTCAAATTGTTTTTCCTAAAAGACAATCTCATAGATGCAGATGTAATGGTCATGGTTGTAAAGTTTGTGTTGGTAATGTAAATGTATTCGTAGTATCTAGCGAAGCTATTAAGGATGCTTTATTATCACAACCTCGTGATAAAATTCATCTACCTACAGCTCATCCTGCTATTAAAAGAATGGGAGGTGGTCAAGGATATATATCAGAATTATCAACAGAAAGTCTTTCTAATTTAGCTGGAGGTAATAACGCTACATCTGAATTTAACCCTGATGGATTTTTTCAAGATATGCAAAAAGGTGGATTTTCATTTGAATCTAATAAAAATAAACCCCGTAAAATGGGTAAAGTTGAAAAATACTTAAGCACTGATATAGATGATGATATGAGTGACGAAGAATTTTCTGAAATGACTGAAGGATTAGATGTAGATCCCAATGAAGACACTGAAGACTTAAAACAAAAGGTAAGAGCCTTAAGAGCAATGGTTTCTAGATCTAAGGCTTCAGCTCCAGTAAGCAAGAGAACTTTTAAGAGATCTAGCAAAAGATCTAGCAAGAAATCTAGCAGAAGATCTAGCAGAAGATCTAGCAAAAAATCTAGCAGAAGATCTAGCAAACGCATGACTGAATCATCGGTAGGTGGATCTGAAAATAGTATATCTGAATACTTAAATTCAACATCTTCTATCAGCACATCTGATGTAAGATTAATCTCAATGAATAAAATAAGAAGATAAAAAAAGAAGATAAAATAATTAAATAAAAATTAAAATTAATTTTTATTTATTATACCATTTCTGCCATTAAATTTGCTGCCTTTTTAGGATTATAAGTATCTTTAGTATAATCTAGAAATTCAGCTACTTTCTGAGCTATAATTCTATTTTTAGGATTACTTAAATTTACTTGAAGATTTGGATATTTATCAGACAGTTTTTTGTCTTCAACATTAATTAATGATTGATCTATATTATTCTTTTTCATTTTTGTTACTTTTAATATAATATCTAATATGAATTTGTTTTTCTTTTGTAATTCAGTTTCAATAAATTTCTGAGGACTTAAAGGCTTTACTGGCACAGGTTTCTTTGATTTTTCTGGTTCCTTTGATTTTTCACATTCCTTTGGTGCCGCAGTTAAATTAATATATACTAAAAAAATTCCTATCGCAATAACAGCGTATATAGCCAAATTTTTCATATCCATTTTCTAATTTATATATATATATTATAGAAAAAATAAATCTAAATTATTAATCATCACATATCTTAAAACTCTTATCTGATTCAGAATCATTAGCAGCATTATCATCCTTCCCCTCAGAATAAACATTCACATCTTCATATACGACTTTTTTAGTTTTAAAATAATTTGCTAAATTATTTTGTTTCATACCGATTTTAGAATATATTTCATTTTTTATTGCTTCATCAAACATCCTTGTGGAATTATCCATAACAATATCTAAGAATTGAACTGTCGGATTCATAATTTGATTTGTTAGATAGAATTTATAATCTACTTTTAATTTATTCTTTTCTATGTAATCTGGATGCTCTATCTTATCTCCTTGCAGTATTCTATCTTCTTTTCCCATACTCTTCTTTTTACTTTTAATAGCATGTTCATCAATCTCTACAGCAGCGTAAGGTATTCTTTCATTTGTAGCTGGTTCATTTCCAGGATCTCGTTCTGCCATTCTCTGACATAATGAAACATGAGCTATCCCACATTGAACCTCTTTCCAATTCCATGGACCAGAACATGTACAAACCTTACCTTCAGATGTACAGACAGATCCTTTTGGATGTTTTCCATCTAATCTTTTTCCTTTATATTTACCTTTTAATGTTTTAGATGTAATAAAATATCTAATCGGATGTTTTCCTTCAATGATTTCATATATAGATCTTCTAATAAAATCTATTCCGGCTTGTTTATCTAAATCAATCATCCACTTCTTTAATAATCCACCAACTACTTTTTTAACAATTGGAGCATTATCACGTCTCTTTAATACCAGACCCATTGAAGCAACTTTATATTTCTTATCATCTTCTTCATATTTCTTTCCAATATATCTTTTCTTACTGACAATAATCCATGGACAGAATACCTTTTCATAAGATAATTCTTGAGGATATTGTTGTCTAGCCTGAACTAATTTGGAAGTTAATATTCCTAATGTAATTGCTGGCATAATGGTTTCAGTTCCAGATACAGTTTTTCCATCAAGCGTTTTAAAATTTGGACGATTAAATACAGAATCAGTGTCACCATATAAGGTTTCTGGCTCAATAGTATATTTACTAAATATATCTTTTACACTATCAATTACATATTGTCTATCTTTAAGATTAGGCTTTCCTGTTTTATCTTTTAGTTCTTTATTAAAGATTTCATTTAGTTTTTCAGGATTATCTAAATTTTTATATACATTCTTCATAATCTTTGCTAAGCTATTTTCTACAAAATCTCTTGCTAACTCTAACTGACTTCTTCCAACAGCAGTTGTAGAAGCTGCTAATTCTATCATAAAGATAGGGCTTGTTTTAGCTCCTAATTGTCCATATAATGAATTCGCAGTTACTTTAAGAGCAAGTTGCTTACCATCTAAAACACTTTTTACGAATGGATCATCTTCACTTTCCATAAGTTTTCTGGTAGCTTTTCTTTCTCCAAGTAAATTCATTAAAATCTGAGGAAGAATACCAAAGTTTTTTGCTTCATAATTAGGATCAATCTTTTTAGCAAACGTGCATGTTGTTGTTGTGCCATCATTGTTTTTAAATGTTACCTCTTTATATTCATAATCAGGAAGACTCAAATATCTAGGATCTATAACTAATGTTTCATGAGATATATTTGTAGCGATCATTGAACTAGGATATAGTGATGAATAATCATTAACCCATACTGATTCTTCATAAAAGCCAACAGTTGGCTCAAACACAATTGCTCCTTCATATCCAACCGCATTTTCATCTTCAGGAGCTCCATAATTAACTTTAAGAACGGGCATAATATAATTCTCCTTTCTGTTGAATTTTGTAACCAAACTAAAAATCTTTACACCTTGACCTCTTAAGAAGATATAAGATAATGGAACTGAACAAACATTTGCCATAGCAATATTATTAGTAAGAACTTGTAATTTATTTAGTAGTTTTAGAACTAGCACACAATCTTGAATACAGTATTCCGCAACTACTTTTCTATCAGCAGAAGTTTGTTTGAACTTTTTAAAAATATCTTCTGGATGAATATCATCTTTAACAAGAGATGCTTTATATTTTTTACATTTATCTTTGAGACTTAATAGATCTTTATATTCATCATAATGTTTTCCCACTACAATGTATTTTTCTTTATAATTAATATCAGTAATCTTAAGTTTATCTGTAATATGTTCCGGACCTTCAATTTCATCATGTTCTAAAATTTCAATATAATTACCGATCATAAATTCTTTTGGATCTTTGATGTAAATTTTATTTTCCTCAAATTTTTGAATATCTTGATTTATAAAGTTTTCAGCAACTCGATCTAGTTTATATGAATCTAATTTATGATCTCTTTGAACAACTTTTAATAAATCTATTTGTACACGACCTTTCATTTCGTAAAATTTTAGTGTATTGTCGCCTAACGCCGCACTAGATAAGTTTTTAATTTGAAACTTAGATTTTTTATCTTCTATTCCTAAATATCTATTCAAATTAGAAAATTCTTCTTCTATATCTAATAATTTAGCACGATCATATACATATATCCAATCAAAACCAAATTGATTATAAGCAGTCATAATATCAGGGTCTTCCTCTAGTATTAAATTCTTAAATCCGATTAATAATTCTGCTTCTGTTTTATAACATCTAACATCGCACCCTTCAATAGGATCACAAGTATTTAAAGATAGCATAACTTTTAAATGTGGTTCTATAGCGCCATATTTTTGAAAAACACAACCAATTTGAATAACTGGATTCTCAATATTATCAGCCTGAGGAAATCCACCATCATAAGAATAACATTCTATATCCCATGATAGGATATTAAATTTTGCCGACTGCTTTGTATCATATCTTTCAAGATCTGAAAAATCAGCGATAGCATAAATATCTGTATATTCTTTTTCTTCGGTTTCATAAATTTTGACTTTAATCCAACCACATGTATCTACATTTATAATATGATTGAAACGAATATAAGGTTCAATATTAGATTCATATAATTGAAATTTTCTTCTACCCTTAAAAGGAATACCAGAAGGACAACTAATGTCTTCTGTAAATATTTTTTCTAAAGATTTGAATGAATATGTATCATCAAAGAAGAAAACAATAAAAGTAAATAACTTGTTATTAGTAAATCCTCTTGCTTTATGTTTTTTTATAGATTTGTAAATAATTTGTTTTCTAAAGCCTTCATTTTCATCATAATCAGAATCTTTTACAATACTGGCATTTGTTTTTTTATTATTTAAATGAACATTCAACAAATTTATAAAAGCATCCACACTAGTAGCAGACCATTCTTCTGGTATTTCAACAAAAAAATATGGCTTGAAGTTTTCAATTCTTAAACAAACAGATTTTTCATCTAATGTTTTTCCATATAAATTGATAAAATATCTAGTGGGGTGAATTACCCGCTTCTTTTTTGTTTTATAATCAATTTGATCTATCTCTAAATCAGTTCTCTCATTATACTCTTGCCAATCAATAATTTGAAAAATTAAATCATCTGACATGATATATATTATATATAACTATATTTATTTATATAGTATTCATAAATCAATTTTTTCACCTATATTAAATAAAAATCAAGATTTTTATTTAAAATAAATACTCTCGGTGATCTTCACCTCCCTTTGCCCGAATCAAATCTTCAATATTTCTTTTCCAACCTCTCATTGCTTGGCGAAGAATTGAGTCTCCGTAAGACTGATATCCGCCGTGAATCCAAGCAAGACCACCCATACGATAACGACAATGAATGTCAGCGCCATAATCAATCAACATCTCAACCATTTCATAATTCTGATAAAATACTGCCCAAAAGAGTGGGGAATAATTTAGGTAATTATTCAGATTTGGATTAGCTCCATACTTAAGCAAGACAAAGACTGAGTTAAATTTGTTGTTCTCTGACGCAAAAAGAAGGGCAGTATAAAATTCTGGATAATATTTGTTCATGGTTTTTCTGCTTTTGTAAAGAATCAAATTCATAATCTTATTATGATTATAATAGATACAGATGTGAAGCAGAGGCATCTTCTTCGAATCAATTACGTCAATCTCCACATTCTGTTCAAGAAGATACTCAACTATATCTTGGTAGTTGTTTCCAGTAGCAAAAATAATTGCGCAGTTTCCTACCTTGTTTTTCTGGTTGATGTCACATCCATGTTCGCAAGCATACTTTACAACAGCTAAGTTTCCGTGAATCGCCGCAATATGAATGATGTTATCGCCATTAGTATTCACCGCATGAATATCAGCTCCCTTCTGTATCAAGTAATCTGTAATCTCAACATACCCTAAAGAAATGGCTGCCATCAGAGCAGTATATCCGTCCTGTTTCTCGTGAATCTCCATGTCAGCTCCTTCTTCGACCAAAAACTTTACAGCCGGAATATTGTTTCTACATACAAATAAAAACAAAAGACTTTGCCCGTTCCTAAACAGGGAGTCAATCTTAAACTCACCAGAAGCAAGCGCTTCCTTGAGCTTCTCAAGGTCCTCCAAATTATTCTTCTCAACAGTTTCCTTCGAAACAAACTTGTCCCTGTTCTTAAAAACTGCCATGAGCTTCAAGACATGCTCTCTTTCCGACACGTCATCTGTTTCAGGTGGAGCTAGCTTTACAACAAATTTTTTTCTGAGATGAGAGACATCCTCGGTTTCTGTGGCGCAACGAACAGATGCCATGGGTGACGTGTAGATACCATATATTAGATAATAATATAAAAGAAATTTTCAATTTTTAGTTGGCAGCCAAAGGCTACAGAACAATTTTATTCAATAAATAATTTTTCACATTACTTTAATTCTTTACAACATTCTTGAGGAGGAAGAAATGAAGCTGTTCTTGGATAATCTCTTTTAATCTTTTCATATATTTCTCGCATGTTAATGCCTGAATATTTATTAGTATATACATTTTTTACGCCTAAATCAGGTTGAGGAAAAATGAGAGGTTTATTTTTCCAATCATTTGGAGTATGAGCAGGAGTATATCTAAAAACTTGTTCTTGAGAAATAAGAAGATACTTATTGCTCATACACTTACATTGACTATTTTCTGTCATACATACTAAATGTATTTGAGTATCATTTTTTACAAATCCGCCAAATGATCTTACAATACGAACCCATTGATATCTATAACAAATCGGATTCCAAATTTTGATGAATGGAGTTGTTATCTTCATTTTATCTTTTACTAGTTATCTTTTATAACAAGTATATAAGTATGTATAAATTATAATAAATTCATTTTTTTATCTAAAATAATATACAGAATGTATGAATATTCATTGATAGAAACAATATGTAATAAATTAAATATTGAATCAAATATAAAAAATATGACAATTGTTCATGAAGTTATTTTTAATTTAAAAACTGAAAAAATTAATAAAATATTAGAAGACTTTAAAATAAATAATAATCTAACACCAGTTGAGAAATATATAATTAATATATATTTAAATAAATATTCAAAATCTTTTGAAATATTATCATCAAATTATTATAATAACTCACTATTAAACATTAATTTAATATTAGGAAATCCTAAATTAATTGATACATTACATTTTGAAAGTCTTTATTATAATCATAATATATTTAAATTAATTATACACGATATACAAAAAAAATATGATAAAATATTATTGGATCCAGTATTGTATAAATTTTATAATATAGACATTATAAATAAATGGCAAAAAACAATTATACAAAAGTCACTATCTAAAGATGATTATTTTAAAATATCAACTGTAAGCACAATTTTAAAAAATATTAGATGGGAAAAATATGTAGTTATATGGAAAAAATATAATGAAGCATGTTTAGAATTAAAAAAATATTTATCTAAAGTTGAAAATTTTTATAAAAATAAAAAAATAGAAATCATTGGATGCTATAATATTGATAAAGAAATGTATAAACATTGTTTAGAGACCCACTTAGGTTTTCAAGCAGATATAATAAAATTAAAAGCATGGGCTGAAAGAGAATTAAATAGATTAATTATTGATATGAAAAAAACATTAAAATTAATTAATCCAACAATTGATACAACAAAAAATCATGTTCAGATAATAAAAGAAATTGGAGAATCTCAAAAATATAAATCAAAAGAAGAATTTATTGAACATCATAAAAAAATTATAAAAAAATATGAACATATTTATAAAAATATATATGGATTTAAAGATTATTCTCATGTAAATTTAGTGATATTTGATAATAAATATTTAGCAGGGGGGTATTATTTTAATGAAACATTTTATTTAAATGCCATTAATTGGAAAGAAAGTAATAAATATACTGTCGAAAGTTTAGTTCTTCATGAAGCATTACCAGGACATTATCTACAATTACATCCAGTTAAATATACTAATCAAGAAAATAATCTATTATACTCATATTTTACTTCAATCGTAAATGGTTTTGCTGAAGGTTGGGGATTATTTTCAGAGAAATTAGGTGTTGATCAAACGTTATGGGATAAAGTAGGTCAACTTGAATATGAAATATTTAGAACATTAAGAATTATAGTTGATATAAGTATTCATTTTGAAGGAGCAACACCATCAAAAATGTTTGATTTTATGAAAAAATATTTAGCATTCAGTAAAGATGAAATAAATTCTGAAATATATAGATATGTATGTCAGCCAGGACAAGCGGTTTCTTATAAAGTAGGTAGTCATATATTTGAAATGATTATTAAAAATAAAGGAATAAAAAATCTAATGGATCCAAAAGCATTAGAAATATATAAAAAAATTATAGCTGATGGACATATGCCACTTAAATTTCTTTTAGAAAAATTTAATATTGATCAATCAGATCTTTTTATAAATTAATCGCAACGCTTATAAATTAACATATAAGCATTTTGAGTTAATGGAATTCCAGAGCAGTTGATTTCATTTACTTTGTCATCATTGAAATTATACCATTTTTCATTATTTCTTGCGAAATTTGTAAAATGACCAAATTGATATTCGCCCATATGATTAATACCGCCAACTAATTCATATTTTGTATTATCAGTATTTTTCAACATTAGAGGCTTAATATCTAAATATTTTTCATACCCAATTAAATTTTTAATCTTAATAATATTTACATTACCATTTGTCATAATATGTTTGAATCTCTTAAAATGAATTATTAAATACTGAGGATTCTTGAAAATCTTTGTTTGTTTAATACCATTTACCTTTTTCTCACAAACTTCACAATTCCATAAATTACTATCATCTAATTTTTCTGATTTTTGATAATTCATTAATAGATCATTTAATTTATGAATATATTTTTGCTTAATTTCGTTAATACAAAATTTAGCAATCAATTCTTCATTATCTGTCTTTTCTTTTAATTCTACAACCTTTTCAGCAAAAATCTTTTTAAATAACTCAGATTTTTTAACATCTTCGTCATCTAATTCAGGAATTTCTATTTCAATCATATAATTATTATCAAACTTTGGACTCACATGCCCGCAATCAGGACACTTAGTTAGAGAACATGTAATAGATTGAAAGAATTCAGAGATTGCTGAATATTTAGAAGATAATTGATTATAATATTTCATAGCAAAATAATCAACTGTCTCTTCTAACTTGGTATCAAATATCTTTAAAACATCCTTATCAATCTTAGCATCCTTATCTAGCTCAAATCTTTGATAATATTTATCACAAAAATCAAAATATTCGTTTAATTCAGGAGGCAAACTTATGTTTAATTTAATAGGTCTAGCAATTTCTTCATGTAAGTGATCAATTAAAAACTGCATTGCTTCATGACTATCTTGTTGTTCAAATCCCATAAATTGTTTTTGCTTTTCAACAAACTTCTTTTTAAAGCTTTTAGGTGATAAACTATCTTCGCTACTTTCCCACATATGTTTAATGATACGAAAAGTTTGATAAAATAGCGAATCTTCTAAAGGACTCTTCAGGTGTTCTGTAAAATCACCATCAAATAAAAACTTTCGAAAATCATCTAAATTACTTACAATTTGAAGAACCGAATTTAAGTAACACGTATTTCCCATATTATCTAAACCAATAATTCCCATCTTAGGTTCTTCTACAACTGAACTATCATCGTGTTCTGGCATTTCAGTATTATTTAAATCTATTGGTGTTTTAATTTCAGTTTCTTTAATTTCAGATTCTTTAACTTCTGAAGTATTAATTAAATCTGGTGGAGATTCATTTTCTGAATTTAAGTTATTGACTGGATTACTAACTGTATTTGTCGTAGAAACTGACATATTAATATATGTTATATAACCTAGTATTTATATAGTTATATAGTTATTTTATCAATTTTTTTTTGTTAGTTTTCTTAGTCTCATAATATCTTAAATGTTATTAATAATATCCTATTTAAATTATACATTTTAAATCTATGTAAATTCTTAAAATCTTTTAAATCATAATTAAAAGGTAATTTTAATACTATTAATTTACACAATTTATTTTCGATTATTTCTTTACATAATTTTTCTAATGGCATATTACCTAATAATAATTTAACATATTGTTGATTTTTATATTCTGGTCCGCCCCATGGTGGATCTAAATAAATTACATCTTGTTTTAAAGTAGAATATAAATTTAAATAGCTATCATTATAGAATGAAATATTTGTTCTACCAAATATAGTCATATTATGTTTTAAATATTCATAACGTGTCTTATCTAATTCAATTGAATTAACATGACTAAATTTTTGAGAGAATGCTAATGTATCACCACCTATACACGCTGTTCCATCAGTTATAGTTAAATTTGTAGTATTCATTGTTTTAACAATAATTTCTACAATTAAATTTGCTTTGTCTGGTTTGCTAATAGAATATTTTCCAACTTCATCAATTAATATTTTATCGTTATTAGATGGAAAATATAAATTACATTTATTTATAAAATATGGGTTATTTTTTGGTTTTCCACCAATATATAAATTTTTAATATAATCATTTAATTGATCCATATATTAGTAAATAAGTTAAATTAAATATAAATAATTATATTTAATCAATATTTATTAAAATTATTATTATTTTACTTAATACAAACATTTTAAATTCATAAAATTTTAATTCTGTTAAATCATAATTAAATGGAAGTTTTAATACAAGTAATCTACATAACTTCTTTTCAATAATTTTATGACATATATCTTCTAATTTATCTTCTCCTATTTTTATTTTAATAGTTTTTTTAGTTTTATATTCAGGCCCACCCCATGGTGGATCTAAATAAATTACATCTTGTGTAAGATTGTCCATTAATTTTAAATAATCATTATTTATGTATTCAATATTCTTACACTCAAATAATTCCATATTGTGTTTTAAATATTCAAATCGTGTTTTATCCAATTCAATCGCATTAACTTTTGTAAAAGTTTGCGAAAATGTTAATGTATCTCCACCGATACATGCCATAGCATCAGTTATGGTAATTTCATTCGATCCTATATGTTTTGATATTAAATTAGCAATAGTTTTTGATTTATCGGGTAAGCTAATTGAATATCTTCCAACTGGATCTATTCGTATTTTATCATTATTTGCTGGAAAAAAATTCATTATACTCTGTAATAAATATATATTTAAATTCTTATATATTATATGAACGAATTATTAATAGAAATATTTCAGAAATTGATAAAAATTAATGAATATTTAAATAAAACTTCAAACGATACTAATTTTATTAGACAAAATGAATTTCGTATTCGCTCTCTTAAAACTGGTTTAAAAGCAATTAAAAATTTTTCATCAACTATATCTTCTTCTACACAGTTTTCAAATCTACCAGGAATAGGAAAAGGAATTAAGGATCGTATTGATGAAATAATAAAAACAAAAAAATTAATTGAATTAGATCAATTATGTTCAACAATTGATTGTAATCAATTAGACAAAAAGAATTTTAAAGATGAATTATTATCAATCGTTGGAGTTGGGTTAAGTTTGGCTGATAAATTAATAAAAGATTATAAGATAACATCCATTTCTAATTTTATAAAATTAGTTCAAACTAATAAAATTAAAGTATCTAAAACAATACAATTAGGAATTAAATATTATAAAAAATTAAAATTTAATATTCCAAGACAAGAAATTACAAAGACTTTAGATTTTTTACAAAAACAAATATCACAAGTAGATGATTCTTTAATAATACAAATATGTGGATCTTATCGTCGTCAGAAATTAACGTCTAATGATATCGATCTTTTAATAACATCTCCTTTAATATTAACACCAAATTTAAAAGAAGAAGAAAAAATAATTCAATCAATCGTATCAAAATTACATTCTTCCAATTTTTTAATAGACGATATAACTCCAGCAGCAACAAATAAATATATGGGATTTTGTAAATCCATATCTTCAGTTAGAAGAATAGATATTCGTTTTATACCATTTTTATCATGGCATCCAGGTATATTATATTTTACAGGGTCTAAAAATTTAAATCTCACAATGAGAAATAAGGCAAAGAAATTAGGATATAAATTAAATGAATATGGATTGTTTAAAGGAACAAAAAATATATATGTTGAATCTGAGGAAGAAATATTTAATCTTCTCGGGATGAAATATTTAGAACCTCAAGAAAGAAATGACTAAAGAAAAAAATGACTAAAGAAAAACATAATTATATAAAGAAAACTCATTATTTAACGATGAATGTTTAATTTTTAACATTTTTCCTTTTAAATTAGAAAATAAATTATAATTACGAATATTTGAAAAGTGAATATGATATGTTTTTAAGTCCATACTTGGATTTTTTAATAAATAATTATGTGAGTGTAATTCATATGCTAATTTAACATCACAACAACCTATACCCATAAAATAATTACCAATATCTATTTGCTTAATTATACCTTTCCAAATAAAGGTATCAAAACTCCCACAATCAGTGTTAATATTAAAATCATTATTTTTATCAATTTCATATCTTGATAAAAATAACACTTTATTATTCATATTAATTATTGAATCATTTATTAATTTATTAAAATTTTCCCCTATAATAATATCAGAATTAATTAAAATATTTATTGTATCTTGATTTGAATAATGATTCGCATATTTAAAGAAGTCATTAAATTTTAATCTATAATTATAATTTATAATCATAATCCGATTATCTGTCAAATCAATAAAATTTATATCTTTCAAAGTTTCGTTTATAATAATTATTTTATTAAATAATTTATTTGTACAATTTAATCTAAGACAAAAATCTATTTCATTTTGACGATCTTCATTTTTATCTGTATAATACGAAATTAGTAGATTTATATTATAAGATTCAGTATAAGAATTAATAATTTTTAATAATTTCTCTTCTAATAGATTAAAATTATAATCTATTTTAATAATTTTTTCTTCTGTTTTATTGCGATCCTGTATTAAATTTCTATGATAAAGTAATTTCTCCATCTAGTATTAATTTAAAGTATATATTATTATTCATAAATTAACTTTAATTGGCTTTAATAAATTAAAGCCAATTAAAATCTATTCTTTTAATCATTCTTCTTCATATAAGTCCCATCTAGAGCGGTGGTCATGCAACATTCCATTCCAATTCACTCTATTAATTATCTCACCCCATCCACGATAACCATCCCAATCCCCGCAGTCGCAATCAAATCCACTCCATTCAAACAGACCATTTTCATGATAAGTATTCCAGCAGCGAAACATATCGACATCAACTGCGTAAATTTTTTTGATGTTTCTTAAATATTTGAGAGCGTTCCAAGTAATCTGTTCTTGGTTACATCCATTAATCTTAAGAATCTCAAGATTGCTTCCCAAATATCTGAAAGCATTATCTGTAATAGTAGGCTGTCTACAGAACGACATATCCAAGACACGAATACCATTTAAGCTTTCAAACGCTTCATCAGTAATTTCTTCTTGCCTACAGCCATTCATATTCAACGTATCAATTCCGCGGAGGTATTGAAACGCAGCGGTTGTGATAGTTGGCTGATCACAACCTTTCATATACAATTTCTTGATACCTTTTAAGTTTTGAAAAGCAACATCCGTAATACTGACTTGACTACAAAAGCTAAAATCAAGTATTTGAATTCCTTTAAGGTTTTCAAATGCTACATTGGACAATTGAGGACACAGAGTAATATTTAAATCTTTAATCCCTTGTAGGTGTTCAAATGCGGCATCAGTAATTTGAACACAGTTAATCATGTATAAGGTTTTAATACCACGAAGGAAAACAAACGCATCATCCGTTATCTCGTTTTGATTACAATAATTCATTTCTAATTTCTTAATACCAACCAGATTCACAAATGCAGCATTAGTAATCAAAGAACATATTGACATATCCACGTGTAGAATGCCCTGTAAATGAACAAAATCATTATCAACTACTCTCTGATGTAGTTTTGCTGTTCTGGCTTTTGGATGCACCCTTCGCCACATACCAACATTTAGAATAACTGTCTCTTTGTCATCCCAAGCATATTCTGAGACAGCTTCCTTAAATTCCTTACATACTAGACGCAAATCGCGAGCATCTAGAGTAGAAAAAAAAACTAACAATCCATTTTTAATTGTTGAAAAAACAGAATGAGTCCCTCCAACAAAACCTAAACCCAATTTAATTGAGCTTGAAAGCTCGTGCGTAGCAGAACTCATTCAGCTATATGAGTGAGGCGTGCTAAGAATATCTAATTTAATATCACAATATATATTTATTAATTTCAATTTTTATTAGGTGATTATATTTAAGAATTTAAAGAAAAACTATATAAGGATATATTATTAATAATAATTACCGGTTTAGCTCAGTTGGTAGAGCGAGAGGCTTTTAAAAAAGGGAGATCTCTAGGTCGTGGGTTCGAGCCCCACATCCGGTATCATTATAATTTAATTAATTAACAATTAATTAAATATATAAATAAATATGAATAATTTAATATTATAATAAATGCTTGAAGATATGTATATATATGGGAAAGGTGATTATATGTATAATTCATATGAAGAAACAATGAATATAATTAAATCATTTAATAATGATTTAAGATTAGATAAAATAAAAATATATTTTGGTGTAAATTATATTTATACACCATTAAAAAATATAAATACTAATAAATGGTGTATATCATGGAAATATATTAGACCAGATTATAAAGAAAAAAAGAAGATTCATATAGTAATCTAATTATCTCCCAGTTAGAACTTTAATAATACTAATAGAAGGTAAAATATAATTAGGTTTATAAGAAGGATTAAATACTTGTTTTGCTTCTTCTTCTAAATCGTGTAATTTATCATTCTTATATCTTTGAAAATTATATAGAATCCATGTGTTATCTTTGGTTAAATAATTATATTTAAAATACCCATGTATATTACCAAATAACGATGTATTTTTTTTATTTTCGTAAGTCATAATTAATCCAAAAATCCTTTCAAGACGCATTCTATCATTACGAGTTTTAATAAGAGGTAATAAATTAAGTATATTATATTTATTATTAATCATTTTAAGAAAATCAATTTGTATTATTGCCATGCTTCCAAAACATCCAGTCCATTTTTTATTATTATATAATTTCAATAATTTTTCAGAACCAGATAAATTATTAATCATATTTTTTTCTTCAATCTCGCTAGTTTTAGTTTTTCCTGCGTGTGATTTAAAATTCCATAAACATTGATTAACTTTTGTAAAATCAATATATCTATTTATAAAAGTAGAATCATGTAATATTACAGCTGTATCAAATTTTTTATAATCCTTTAAATAATAATAATATGGTAATAATTCGCCTTTACCAGGATATTCTGATTTAATTATTTCTAAATTATCATCGTTTAATTCAGAAATAAACCCATTATAACTATTATCATCTATAATAATAATTTGATGTTTTGGATAAAATTTACGAATACAATTATAGCATTCTTGCCAAATTTCATTATGTAATACAGTTCTTATGTGTCTTAATATAATAAATCCTATCATTATTATATTAATAAATAAAATAATTTTTTTATCATCAAATTGATAATAATACTAATCTTAAGATGAACACAATACGCATACATCATCATCTGAACACAAGTATTTCTTATTCTTTTTTTCAGCTTCTTTCTTTCTTTCGTCTGCTTTAATCTTATTAGCATCAATTGTAAATTTAATAGCAGATGTTGCTGGTTTAGTTCTTAAATAATACATACCTGTTTTAAGGCCGGCTCTCCATCCATAAATTAGAGAACTAGATAATTTTTGAGTATCAGGTGATGGAAAGAATAAATTTTGTGATTGGGCTTGATCAACAAAAGCACCACGGGCTTTAGAGTGATCAATAATAGACTTTTGTTTAATTTCCCATACAGTTTTATAGATATCTTTTAGATTTTCAGATAATCCTTCAATATCTTGAACAGATCCATTATTAATAATAATTTGTTCTCTCATGTCATTATTCCATAACTTTAAATCAACTAATTCCTGCATGAGATGTTTATTGATCATAATAAATTCTCCAGCTTGTGTGCTACGAGTATAAATATTAGATGTATATGGTTCAAAGCATTCATTATTACCTAAAATCTGACTGGTTGAAGCAGTAGGCATACAAGTAGTTAAAAGTGAGTTTCTCATACCCTTCATGACTCGAACTTTAAGACTATTCCAATCTAAAGTAGTTTTAGCTTTAGAATAATCAAATTGTAAAATACCTTTTTGAAAATCACTTCCTTCAAAATAAGCATAAGATCCTTCTGTTTCAGCTAATTCAGCAGAACCTTCAACACATCCATAGTAGATTGTTTCCATAATCTTAGCGTCTAATTCAATCGCTTCATTACTTTCAAATGGTAGTTTCATCATACAGAATAAATCAGCTAAGCCTTGAATGCCAACACCAATTGGTCTATGATCAAAGTTAGTCTTTTTAGATTCAGTAGTTGGATAACTATTGATATCAATAACTCTATTCAAATTAATGGTTACTAATTTGCTAACTTCTCTTAATTTATCATAATCATATACACCATCTTTAAAGAATCTATTAACAGCAATTGAGGCAAGATTACACACGGAATGTGTTTTAGAATCTGATACCTCATTAATTTCTGCACAAAGGTTTGAGCTCTTAATTACACCAATATTTTTCTGATTATTTCTTTCATTAACTCTGTCTTTATAACAGATGTAGGGAACGCCTGTTTCAAGCTGAGAAACAAGGACTCTTTCCCAAATATCTAATGCTTTAACTTTTTCTCTGTATTTTCCTTCAGATACATATTTATTGTATAATGCTTCAAATTCTTTGCCATAAACTTCATTTAATCCAGGACATTCATCAGAACTCATTAAATACCAATCATCATCTAATTGAACAGCTTTCATAAATAAGTCAGGAATCCAAAGAGCCAAGAAAAGATTACGACATCTCTCACTATCAGCACCTGTTTGTTTCTTTAATTCTAGAAAATCTTTTACATCAGCATGCCATGGTTCTAAGTAGATAGCAAATGAAGCTGGTCTCTTACCACCTTGATTTACATGAGCTGATTCAGCATCAAGCACCTTCATAAATCTTACAATACCATTACTTTTTCCATTAGTTCCTTTTATTGCTGAATTTTTTGCACGAATATTACTGATATGAACACCAATTCCACCAGCACCTTTGCTGATGAGAGCACAATGTTTTGCTGTATCATACATACCTTCAATACTATCTTCAGTGCCTAATAAAAAGCAACTTGCGTATTGACCGTTGATAATACCAGCATTAAATAAAGTTGGAGTCGCATGAGTCATAAGACCATTTGACATATATTCATAAGTTTTCTTAATGAGATCTTGATTATTTTGTTTGAAATGGATACTAATAGCAACACGAAGAAATAAATCTTGAGGACTTTCAACTGGTTTATCATCAAATTTAATAAGATATGATCTTTCAAGGGTTTTATAACCAAAAAATTCAAAAGTATAATTACGAGAATAATCAACAATCTTATTTAAATCATCTTTATTTTCATTCATATATTTAAGCATATCAGGTAATAAATAATCTCTATTATATAATTTATTATAATTATCTTGAATATAATTCATTCTACCAACAAAGTTATCATTTTCACCTAAAAGTTTTTTAATATTTTTTTCAGAACTACTTACTAAAATTCTACCACCTAATAAGTTATATTGATAATCAGTTGAAGCTAGGGTAGCACATATATTGGCACTAACAGTATCTAATTCACCGGTTGATATTCCATCATAAATACTATTAATTGTCTTTAATGAAATATTATGAACCTTAATACGATCTAATCCCGAGCACAATTGTTGAAGTCTAGATGTAATTTTATCAAATGATATCTCCTCACGTGTGTTATCTCTTTTTAGGACGAACATAGTTGTTTTATTATCCATTACTTATATTAATCTAAAATATTTTATTTATCAATTTTTTTAGAACATCAATCTAAATGATTGATGCTATAAAAAAATTGCTGGGCAGATCAGTTTTACTGATCAACATGTCAATTTTTTAGAACATCAATCTAAATGATTGATGCTAT